CTGAATCATATTTTTCTCCTTATATTACCACAATAGGTTTATATGATGAAAATCAAAATTTATTAGCGGTAGGTAAATTAGCACAACCATTGCCAACATCCCCAACTACTGATACAACAATTTTAATTAACTTGGATCGATAATGAAATTATTAAATATATTAAAGGAAATTTTACAAAATAAATTATTATATCATTCAACTGATATTAGGAACGCTATTGAGATTTTAAAATCGGGTGAAATTAAAACATATGAAAATAAATTAAAACAAACAAATCAAGATCCTTCAGATTGGTATGATGACCCTGAATATGGTAAATACGTTTATGTTTCTGATTTCCCCCATAATGAGAATAATTATTATGGATTATCTGATTTAGATGTTACATTTGAAATTGATGGTAATAAAATAAAACATAAAGCTTTTCAAGCAGATGAAAGATATGAAGGGGGAACTATATCAATAAAAGGAAATATTCCATTAAAATATATTATAAAAGTAATATTACATACAAAAGATGATAATTTAATTTCTCTTTTAAATGATAAAAATATTAAATATGAAATAAAATAAATAAGTTATGAATAATTGGTTTCAAATATCACATGACCTAAGAAATATGGGTCGTGAAATAAAAACAGAATTTACTTCAATAGAAGATTTTCCTGAAAATACTTTTGGTTATATCTATTGTATAACCAATCTAGATACTAATAAAATATATATTGGTAAAAAACAGATCTTATCTGTTACCAATAAAAAACTTGGTAAAAAAGAATTATTAGAATTACCAATTCAACGTGGTCGTAAAGTTACTAAAAAGAAAGTAACTAAAGAATCTGATTGGCAAAATTATTGGGGTAGTAACAAACCATTACTTGAAGATATTAAATATTTAGGTAAAGATAAATTCAAAAGAGAAATATTAAAGTTTTGTAAAACCAAAAAAGAACTAACATATTGGGAAATATATTACCAAATGGATAATAATGTCCTTACTTCAAATAGCTACAACGACTCAATTCTAGGAAGATACTACAGAAAAGATTTTAGCTTGTAGTCCCAAATTCTTGTTCATATCATAATGGTTATGGAAAATAGTATACTCATATCGTTAGTAGACTCTATATTAGGACCTGGTAAAAATACTGCTAGAGGAAACAGAGCATATGTTTGCCCTTTCCATATTTCAAACCCCCCAGGTAAAAAAAATTTTGAAATTAATTTTAGTCCTAATAATAATGGTGAAAATCCTTGGGCATGTTGGGGTTGTGGAACTAAAGGTAAAAAAATACATAATTTATTTAAAAAATTAAAGGTAAGTCCTGATAAGTATGATCAATTAAGATTAATTATTAAATCAATACCCAAAGGTTATAATTTACCAACAGAAACTAAAATTGTAGAATTACCAAAAGAATTTACTTCATTAATTAATATTAAAAAACCATCATTACCTGCAAGAAGAGCAATAGTCTATTTAAAAAATAGAGGAATAACAGAAAATGATGTTGTGAAATATAATTTAGGATATTGTGAAGATGGACCTTATAAAAATATGATTATAATCCCATCATATAATGCAGATGGAATGTTAAATTATTTTACAGGACGTTCATTTGAAAAGGATCCATTTATAAAATATAAAAATCCTGATGTATCAAGAGATATAATAGCATTTGAGTTATTTATAAATTGGAATGTTCCTATAATAATATGTGAGGGGTTTTTTGATTCAATTGCTATAAAAAGAAATGCTATACCATTGTTAGGTAAAAATATACAACAAAACCTAATGAAGAAAATATTTCAATCAAATGTTGAAAAAATTTATATTGCATTAGATAAAGATGCTATAAAACAAGCATTAAATTTTTGTGAATCACTAATGAACGAAGGTAAAGAAGTTTATTTAGTTGATCTTAATGATAAAGACCCTAGTGATATGGGTTTTTTAAATTTTACTAATTTAATTCAAAACACTTTACCATTAACCTTCTCAAATTTACTTGAGAAAAAACTTCAAATGATATGATAGAAAAAGGACATTCCATCCATAAAAAAAGTATTACAAGAATATTAGAATTAGATCCTGAAGGTAAACAAATTAACTTCTTAGATAATAGATTTTACAAACGTTATGAAGGATATTACCCATCAGTAACTAGTATACTTCAATATTTCCCCAAAGGTAAATTCTTTGAAGATTGGTTAAAAGATGTAGGACATAATGCTGAATTCATAGCTAAAAAATCAGCAGATGAAGGAACACAAACCCACAGTTTAATTGAAAAATATCTAGAAGGCCACCAAATTAATTGGTTAGACGAACATGGTAATGCAACTTGCTCTTTAAATGTTTGGCAGATGTTACTAAAATTTGTTGAATTCTGGGAACAAGAAAAACCAGAATTAGTAGAAAGTGAAATCCATTTATTTTCAGATAAACATAAGATTGCAGGAACATGTGATTTAGTTATCAGGTTAAGAGGAAAATTATGGATATTAGATATTAAAACATCTAATAATTTACACACTTCATATGATTTACAATTAGCAGCATATGCTACTTGTTGGAATGAAACTTTTGAAGAAAAAGTTACCAACACAGGAATCATTTGGTTAAAGTCTTCTAAGAAAAAAGCAAATAAAGATGCAGATAGAATTCAAGGTAAAGGATGGGAAATATACGTATCTCCACGTTCTATTGAAGAAAATTGGGTATTGTTTGATAAAGTATATGATTTATATAAATTAGAAAATCAAACACAAGAACCATTATTCAATAAATTTCCCTTATCAGTTAAATTAAAATAATTGATTTTCTATTAATTTCTAATATTTATAATGGATTAATCTTTACTACAATTCATGGAATATTTAATTGACACACTTACAAAAACTTTATTATCTGATAAAGATGTAAAATATTTACTTGAAGATTTATCGAAAGAAAAAGATACCCCAAAAAATCTTAAAGAAATCATAGCCTCATTAACTCAATATATGATTGATCAGGGAATGAATGTTTCTCCTTTACCTAAATTAATCATTAAAAACAGTGATTTAGAAAACGCTGAGAATGTTTTAGGTAAAACTGCATATTACAATCCAAATAATTGTTCTATAGTATTATATACATTGAATAGACACCCTAAAGATATAGGTCGTTCTTTTTCTCATGAAATGATTCATAGAATCCAAGATAATGAAGGTAGATTAACTAATGTAACTACTAGTAATACTAATGAGGATTCTTCTTTAAAAGAATTAGAAGAAGAAGCATATTTGAGAGGAAATATGACTTTTAGAAATTGGGAAGATTCAATCAAAAACAAATCAAACTTAACAGAAGGTAAATTTGATAAAATTACAGGTTTAATAGTAGATAAGATATGGCAATATATTAAAAAATCAAAATCACTAAAATCTCCTACTAATGTATATAAAACAACAATTAACATTGGTAAATATACTTTTTATTTAACTACATTTATAAAAAGAAGTAATAAATATAATTTTCAATTAGCAGTAGATGCTAACCAAAAAGAAAATGAGATTCAAGTCTTAATAAATCTAAACCCAGATTATGAACCTGATTCATATGTTAAATTAAATTCTAAACTTCAGGATGCTGTAAGACATGAAATAGAACATACATTACAAGATCCTAAAAGTACTAATTTCACCCCTGGTAAACCAAAAATGACTTCTTCTTCATATAGAGGAGAAATCCAACATGATCCTAAAAAAATACACAGATATTTTACATTGAAAGATGAAATACCTGCAATGGTTAATGGATTATATAGACAAGCAAAAACAGAAAAAAAACCAATTGATGAGGTGTTTAAAGAATATCTCCAATTCTTTCTAGACTCAGGAGATATAAACCAACAACAATTAGATAAAATAATAAAAGTGTGGAGCGAGTATACAAAAGCAAACCTCCCTGCAGCTAAGTTTTCAACAGATGTATAAATTAACAGATCTATATAAACAAATAAAAGAAGAAGAATCAAATAACCAATTAACTCAATATAAAATATTTTGTGATATGGATGGAGTTATATGTGATTTTGATAAGAGATTTGAACAATTTGGTGGGATGGGACCTAAAGCTTATGAAATTAAATATGGTATAAATAAATTTTGGGAACTTATAGATGATAAAGTTGGATATACTTTTTGGTCTAAAATTCCATGGATGCCTGAAGGTAAACAATTATGGTCTTATATAAGTAAATATAAACCATCTCTGTTATCTGCCCCATCTAAAAAAGCATCATCTAGATATGGAAAAAGATTATGGGTAGCAGAAAATATCCCAGGAACACCTCTTCATCTAGCTGATAGAGCTAAGAAACAAAATTATTCCGGTAAAAATAAAATTCTTATTGATGATAGAATTGATACTATTGAAGAATGGAATGCAAAAGGAGGAATAGGGGTTTTATTTACATCTACAAATCAAACAATTAATGAATTAAAAAAATTAGGACTATGAGTAAATATAAGTATAAATTAAAAGAACAAGAAATTACATCTGGGGATGAAAGTGGAATTGGTAATGTTAGAGAGAAAAAAGACTTAGTTTTAATAGCTAAGGGTGATTATTCAATTGATAGTATTATCGATATATTAAATGATTCAAAAAATTATAATAAAGTATTTACTAAAAAATCATCTGAATTAGAAAATATTGAATTGGATATATACGGATATAAAAATATTCCAGCAAATAGTAAGAAAAATAAAGCTTTATTAGATTCTCAAAAAGAAAAATTTGGAGAACCATTTTATAGAAAAATAGAAACTGAAACAGGAAGCAAATTTTCAGGTATTCAGAGTAGTGGATTTCCACCAAAGAGTAAATCAAATGATGAAATAGTAAAAAAATACGCATCTAATTCTACTGAAAAACCAATTAATAAGTTAGATTTAAAATATGAAAAAATAGAAGATAGAGAAGCTATAAAATTCTTTACAGACAATATTTCTATAACAACATCAAAAATTGAATCTATATTAACAAATGCTGGATTGAAATCAGGAAAAGATTATTCTTTAGGTAAAAAATTAATTGATGAAAGTGAGTTACGTACTATGATTAAAGAATTAGTAAACGAAAATACTTCATTTAATTTAGACCCTAAATTAGCCTTTAAATTATATGATATTCTTAAATCTGAATATCCCCAAATAGGAAATGATCATACAAAATCTTCATTTTTTTATTTTTTAAATGAAAAATTAAAATAGTTATATATGTCTGAAAACGTATTAAAAAAAGACTTCAAACAAAAAGACATTCAACGTCTTCGTAATTTAGTTAAAGGTAACCAAAAAGAAAAATCCACAGTTGGTATTGGTTATGAAAAAAAACAAGAATTTTACGAAGAAGGAGATGTATGGGATGCTGATGGAAGAACATGGACTATTATTGATGGTATTAAACAAAATATTACCAAATTAGATAAAGCTAAATCATCAATATTAATGCCTTTATTTTGCCCACAATGTTCTAATTTAATGAAAAATAAATTTGACAAATTATTTTATATACAATATAATAGATGTTTTAACTGTCAGATAGATTTTGAAACTGAAATCCGTAAATTAGGATTATGGGAAGAATACGAAAAAAATATCATAAACTCAGACCTAGATTCTATAATAAAAGATTATGGTGTATGGATGGATGAAATTTTAATTGGTTCTAATGAAAGCTTCATTACAGAAGCTGGAGATATAGAAAGATGGGTTGGAAATGGTAAGAAAAAGTTATTAGAAAATAAAGAGGAAACAATTAAATATTTACAAAGCTTAAAAAAATAAATTTATGGAGTTAATGCAAGGATTCATCACTATTTTTGTCGCATTGATTACGGCACTGGTAGGTCCTTTAGTAGTAGAGTACTTTAAAAATAAAACAAACAAAAAATCCAATAAAGATATCTTAGGTGAATCAATCCACACTGATGAAAAAATAGATCATCAATTAGATTTACTAATGGAAGAATTTAAATGTGATAGAATTAGCATAGTCCAATTCCATAACGGAGGTAATTTTTATCCAACAGGTAAATCAATTAAGAAATTTAGTATTTTTTATGAAAAGACAACAGAAGGTACTCCATCAATAAAAGACACATCCCAAAATATTCCAGTATCATTGTTTCCAAAAATGTTTTCTCTTTTATATAAAGAAGGAGAAATAAACATACATAAATGTTCTGAAAATAATGTGGATTGTGGATTATTTCAAGTACGTGGGAAAAAATATAAAACCAAATCATTTTATGTTGTAGCTATAAAAGATTTAAATAATAATTTTATAGGTACATTAACAATTTCATTTTATGCAAATGAACATAGATTTTCACTAGATGAATGGATAATATTAAGACAAAAAGTTGGAGCTATAGGTACTATATTAACTGACTATTTACATGATAAAAAATAAATTTAATTAAATTTTTCAATATTTATAATAAAATTAAAAAATGAGTAATTCATTCAAACACATGCAAAAATTAGCTTTTGGTAAACCCCTTACTGAATCAAAAGAGCAATTAAAAGATAAAATTAAAGAATTATTATCTAATTCACTTGGTGAAGCTAAAAAAGGCGGAAAAAAAGCTAAAAAAGATATTGCCCCACAAGAAGATGTAGATATTAATATAGATGCAGAAGAAACACCTACAGATACTATAACTCCTGATACTACTGCATCTGTTGATATTGACCCAAAAGTAAAGGCAATCCAAGATTCATTACAAAAAGCATTAGCTAATGCCAAAGCATTAGGTGATGAAAAATTAGTAGCACAAATAGGTAATACTATCACAATGCTTGTTAGAACACAAGTATTAGGAGCACAAAATGTAGCTGAATCAAACAAGAAATATTATAAAGATGCAGAAGCTGATGATGCTGAACATATTAAAGCCTTAGAAAAAGATATGAAAGATGACAAACATTCAAGTTAAATTAATAAATAAATAATCAATAAACCAAAAACAAAATGAATACTAAAGAACTATTTGAACAAATTAGTGGGTTGTATGAAACAGCAAAAACTAACCACGAAGGTACAACTAAAAAATCTCAACAAGCAGCTAGAAAAGCCCTATCAGAATTAAAAAAATTAATTCAAGCTTATAACAAAGCATCTGTTGCTGAAGCGAAATCAAAATAATTTACTATGGCATCACTTACCCCTAGAGAGTTAGAATTAAAAAACAAACTTTACAATCAATACAAACAAAATAAAAATAAATTTGTTAAAGATTATGGGGAAAATGCTGAAAAAGTTATGACTGGTAGAGCTATTACATTAGCTAAACGCATGGCAGAAAAAGAAAATAAACTTAAAATAAAAGAAATCATCAAAAAGGCCCTTAAAGGGCCTCTTGATGAAATTGATTCTAATTTATTTGTCCAAAATAGAAAACCAGTACCTGATAAATCTCCAATAACTCCATTAATTCACCAAAAGAAAGAAAATCCAGAAGATGTAGTTAAACTTGACATTCCTCTTTTAATTCGTATGTTAGAATACGCTAGAGAAGATGCAAAAACAGATATGGATTTACATTTTGTGGTTGAAAATATGATTGAATTATCAAAAGCAGATAGAGTATTAACTATGGAAGATTACGAAAGTATTATCTCTCCTTATTCAAAAATTGATAATAAATAAATATAATGGATAAAAATCAATTAAAAGATAAAATTAAATTTTTAGTAAAACAAGTCTATAACTCACCTGATAAAGCTGATAATAAAATAGATTTGGATAACTCATCCCCTATATCTTTAGATAATACACGTTTTCCAGTATTAATAAAATTTCCAACACTTAAAGATACCATAATTAAATTACTCACAGAACAATATGATTTATTTTTAAAGGATATAGAATGGGTTGCCCCACGTCCTACTACATTTCGTATTGTATTATCTAATGATCAAGTATTTTACTTAATTTTTACTGAGAGAACATGGATAGGTAAAGTAGAAGGAAAAAAATATTATTTGTTAAATATTAGTGAAGAACAAAATTGTGTTGAATCTATAGCTAGAATATTAACATATGGTTCTAAACCTGAACCTAAAGAAACATCTGCCGAAGCAGCTTCTACTCCTAAAGAAGAACCATTAGACACATCAATCGCACCTGAAACACCAGTTGAAGAACCCCCAGTAGAAGAAACCCCACCAACAGATGAATTACCTGAGGTAACTCCTTAATGAAATATATATATAACATAATTAATAAAGGTTTTAATATCATTTTCAATTCTGTAGAAAATAATATTAGAAAAAATCTTTATAAAAAATGTTTATCAGATGATATAATAGATCTAATTATATGTAAATCAATTAAATATAACAATTTATTTAATTTATATTTATATTTAAATAATCCTACCATATCATATAATGATTTGATAAATGAATCCGATTTAATAAAATTATTTTCCAAATCAAATTTTGAACAAGCATTTATCGAAGATATAATAAATATATCTGGAACTTCAGGTACCATTACTTTTGGTAAAGGAGAACTTGCATTAATAATATTTATAAATAATTCTTCCAAATACAATAAAAAAGGTGATATAATTGTAAATAATGTAGTTTTTGAAATAAAACGAGGCAAATCACAAATTTCAGAATCTAAATACTCTAAAAGAATTTCTAAATCAGATTTATTTTTAGGAGAAAAATCACAACAATTTATTTCTAAATACCATCCTAATTTATCCCAAAGAGTAACATGGGTTCAATCGGTATATGAAACTGATTCTCCTAGTTGGGAATTAATTAATCTAATAAACGAATTATATCCTGGATTAGAAATTGAATTTGATTTATCTAATTATCATTCATTAAATAATTCAATAGGATTAGCTCTAGTAAAAAATTATCTAAAAGATAAAATATTATTATTTATAGATAAAAATAACAAATTTATTTGTATTAAAGATTATGATGAGTTTAAATCTCTTTTAAACAAAAAAATCAAATTCAGTATGGCTTCAGATTTAGTTCCTCGATGTGAATTAATTTTTTAATATATTTATAACCATGGAATACCCAATTTTAAAACAACTTATTAGAGAAGCATTAAAATCCCCAATAAAAAAGGATACGTGTAATTGCGGATGTCATTCTTGTGAAAATGTAGGAAATAAGGGACCAGTAGTTAATAAAGATTTAAAAATAAAGATGACTGAAAACATGAAATATCATGTAGATAATAAGTTACCTTTAACTGAAACTAAATTAACTTATGGGTCTAAAGAATTTTTAGATTTATGGGCTGAAGCTCGTTATTTATATTCTCGTAATGCTATACATGTTAATGAAATTGATAAGAAATTTTTAACTAAAACAAATTTGGGTGAATATGGTATATGTGAAGGAATTAAAGTTCCATTAGATTTACCTATATATAATAAAATAGTTAAAATAGAAGAAAATCATTTAAGTACTAAATTAGATGCTGATTTAAATAGTGGTACATTTATGTTACCTTATCAAGAATTATTAGATAAGATTGAAACCGATTTTGGAAAAAACGATTTATATTACGAAATAGAACAGGCTATATTTGATGGTAATTTTTCAGATATTGTTAAAATATTAAAAAATTATGAGGTAGATAAAGAATATTTTCCTTTATTAAACCTTAATGAGAATAAATTTCTATACAAATATAATTCAAAGACAAGATCTACTAATAAAATTATTATTAATTCAATCAATGAAGACTCAGCTTCCAAATTATATAAAATTGAAGGTTTATTAATTACAAATAACAAAATAAAACCCCAAAACCAAATTCTTTCAGATGTTAGGTCAATAACTGGGATAACTACAGTAGATACTGAAGAATATACTCCAAGATTACCTAAAAAGGGACATTCATACGATAAATTAACAGTTAAAGTTGATCCATATCCATATTTAAAAAATGGAAAATTTGATGAAGAAACATTAAAACAAATAATTGATAATATAAATAATATTAGAGGTATAGTAAAATTTAAAGCAGACCCTCAATTAATAAACATAGGAATATAATAATGAAAAACTATACAATAAGTGAATTAAAAAGTGAATTCAGCAAAAATTCATATAGTTGGTATAATTTCCAAATAGTTGGAATAAGATCTAAAGCAAATAAACCAAACCAATTTGATGATTTAATAGGTGTAATTGCTAATGATAAAATTACTTGGTTTACAGGTACTACAAATCCAGGAACACATTGGTTAAAAAATCTTTTAAATCCAAAAGGTACAGCTATGTTAAAACCGGGACAATATATAGATTCATATCAATTAGGTTTACACCAAAATAAATATGAAGCATTTGTTCAAGCTAAACCTATTACAGTTTATAGAGATGGAGATAAAGATGATATAGCTGAAGAAACTAAAGTAACAGAAACTGGTTTTTTTGGAATAAACATACATAGAGCTAATGATAAATTAGTTTCTAAATTAATAGATAAATGGTCAGCAGGATGTCAAGTATTAAATAACCCTGATGATTTTAAAGAATTGCTTCACCAAGCAAAGTTATCAGGAAAAAAATTATTTACTTACACACTTTTAAATGAATTTTAACATGGCATTCAAAATCAAACATTCGTATTACAAATCACCAACTCCAGCATTTTGGAGAAAAATTGGTGATTCATTACTTGCAGTTGCAGCTGTTATAGCTGTTGGAGGTATGTGGCAATTTGATACATTAAAAGAAATATTTACTGTATTAGAAATAAAATGTATAATTGGAGGTTCAATTGCACTTGCAATTATAGGTAAATTCCTTACCAACTTCTTCAAGGCTCCAGATAATAATAATAATCAACCAAATAATTAGTTTTTACTAACTATTTTAATATTTATAACAAATATAAAACAATGAACCAAAAAGAATTTAAATTACTTATTAGAGAATCTATTCAAGAATATATTCGTGAAATAGACGATGCTGGAGATAGAGCAGCAGTTGAAGCAAAAATAAATAAATGTGAAGAAGCAATTGCATCTAGAAATAAAAAAATCGAAATGTCTGAATCATTAGAAGAAATGAAAGACATGGTAGACCCAGTTAAAATTAAAACTTTAAGATCTGAAATTAAAACTTTAGAAAAAAGTTTAAATAAATATAAAAAACAACTAGACAAAATGGATGGTAAAAACCAACCAAAAGAAGAAAAAAAAGAAGTTGTTACTGAAGAAGAACCAATATCTGAAATAGATTTAGAAATTGAAGATACTGAAGTAGTAAATGAAACAGCTGTTGAAGAATCAGAAGATTTTACATTAAATGAATCTCTTATTCGTATGAGAAAACTTGCGGGAATTATAAAGTAAATTTGGAATATTAAAAACTTATATTTACATTAAATGTATAAATTTTATAAAGATAAAAACGAGAATTTTGAGTGTAATATAGGATTAGAAGGTGCTAGTTTATCTAATGCTCAAGCTCGTTTAATTCTTGAAAATGAAGAATTTAATCTTGTATTTAAAGGTAATATAGATAAAGATGGAAAATGTATTGTTCCTATAAAAAAATTAAAAATTTTAACTGAAGGTTTAACTGGAAAATTAAAATTAGAAGTAATAGTAGAAGAAGATACATATTTTTTACCTTTTCAAGATGAATTTATAGTTGATATTAATAAAAAATTAACTGTAGAAGTAATAGAACAAAAAGATATTAAGAAGAAAATAATAGTTGAAGTAAAACAAAATGATGTTTTAAAAATAGTAGGTGAAATATATGTTAAATTAAAAAATAAAAATATTAATTTACAAAATATCCCATCACATTCTAAAATTATTAGTTCTATTATAGGTGAAACTATTGATAAATATAAAATACAAGACAAAGAATTAAAACTAATTCAAGAACAATTATTAGAAAAATTAATAAAAGATAATTAATAAATTAAACCAATGAGTAAAAGTAATACATCAGAAAATGACATGATAGCATTTACCTTTAACAAGGTAATACCAGCGTGGATGGGAACATTAGCAACAACAGGAAGTGCAAGCTTACACGTAGCATTACACACAGCTGATCCTGGAGAAGCAGGTACACAAGCAACAAGTGAAGCTACCTATACTTCATATGCTAGAGTGGCTGTGGAAAGAACCGGATCCGGATGGACAGTATCTGGTAATCAAGCCTCTAACACAGCATTAATTCAATTTCCACAATGTACTGGAGGTACTAATACTATTACTTATGTAAGTATAGGAACCGATGCCTCAGGAGCAACTGAGATTTTATATAGTGGAGCTTTAAATAGTTCTTTATCAGTAGCTAACTTAATTCAACCTCAATTTTCAATTGGTGCTTTAGTAGTTCAAGAAGATTAATATAAAATAAGTTATGAAATATAGATGTAGTAAATGTAATTTGGCTGTAATTGTTTTACCAAACCAAGAACCAATAAAAGCTTGTAAATGTGAAGCTACCATCATAGCAGAAGCCCAATCTATAGCTTTTGGAAATGGTGGAATTAAAAAATAAATGGCTGGATTTAAAAGAATTAAAAATTTTGTTGATACAGAAGATTCTGGAGCTGTAAGGTATTATACATGGAGAAAATCTCCTACTCAAATTACAACTATAGGAGTTTGGTTTGATTTATCTATGAGTCCTGGTAATCCACAACCTAAATATTGGTTTGATGCTGCTCCTTTAAATGCAGTTCAAGTAAAACAATCAACAGATGGTGGTATATTTCATGGAAGTGGAGTATCTCCTTCAAATAAGTTCTTAAGAAAAACTACATTAATTTCTACGGCAGCAACAGCATTACCTATGCCTATGATACTTTGTGATTATTTAATGTATTATCCATCTATAGATGAAGGTACTACAGATACTCAAATTTTAACAAATGGGGTATCTTTACCTAGATATGAAACAGGAGAAGGAGTACAAGTAATAGCAGTGTCAGTAGCAGCAAGAACCGGAGGAAAAAGTTTTTATTTTAACTATACAAACTCAGATGGAGTTTCTGGAAGAACTAGTGGTATAATAACTCAAAATTCAACATCAGTAATTGGGAGTTTAGTAAATACTGAAAGAACTTTAGCTTCTAGTACTAGTCCATTTTTACCCCTTCAAAGTGGAGACAAAGGTGTAAGGTATATAGAAAGTGTAACTATGTTAGAAATAGATGTAGGTTTATTTAGTTTAATTTTAGTAAAACCACTAGTAACTACACAAATAAGAGGTATAGATGCACCTGTTGAAGTAGATTATTTTGTAGATAATCCATCCACACCACAAATATATGATAATGCATTTTTAAATTATTTATGTTTCCCACAAGGAACATTAGCATCAACAGCATTACATGGAGATTTAAAAGTAATAATAAATTAAAATAAAAATATGGGATTTACATCAATGGATGACTTCATAAATGAAGTAACAAATAATGGTAATTTTTTAAGAACAGATTGGAATAAAAACTTTCTACCAACTACCCCAGCAGTAGCAGGAGAATGGTTTTGCTTAGCAAGAGGCCAAGGAAACCCCAACTCAGGGTCTATTTATAATACAGGTACTAACTTAACCTTCCAAACAGCTAGTATGTCTAACAATTTATGTGGTGGAATAATACATGGAGGAGATGTAACAGGAAGTGGATATACTAAACATATTATAAATGCTTCTGCATTTTCTTCCGCCGCTACTACAATGCCTGCTGTTTTAATGTTAGTAGATTTAGTAGGATTTATAAGAGTAACTTCTACAACTACAACTGGTAACCAAAATATCATTAATACTGTTACCCAATCAAGATATCAAAATGGAGAAGGTTTACAAGCATTTATGTGGGCTAATAATCCAACCCCATTAGGAGCAGGTACACCTAACTTATCAATTACATATACTAGCTCAGCAGGATTAACAAATAGAACAACTCCATCAACTTTACCAATTGGTAAAACTGCAGCAGCCAATGGATTAATATTATATTCTGGAACTGGAGTTGGTAAATATGGTCCATTTCTTCCATTAACAGGAAGTGATACAGGAATAAAACAAATATCCCAAGTTAACTTAAGTTCCACATATACTTCAGGTGAATTTTCAATTGGATTATGCAGACCTTTATTAACATTACCAATGACTACACTTGGTGTAGCAGCAGAAAGAGATTTAATGAATCAAATCCCATCATTGCCTAGAGTTTATGATGATGCTTGTTTGGTTTGGTTATTGTATAATGGAGCAAATACTCCAATCAACTCATCATTTTTTGGACATTTAGATTTTGCTTGGGGATAATAAATGGCATTAATAGGGAATTATAGTGTTTTAAATAAAACCTGTGGTAGGTTTATGGCTGGATCTTCTATATCTAATACAAGAGCTAATTACAATAAATCTGGAGCTAACCGAAATATCTATTTCGGCTATGCTAATATTGACCCTAAAAATGGAGTTCCTAATGGTTATATTCCACCCTATTCTTGGATAATTCCTTTTAAAGCAGGAGGAATGGCAATGTATATGGATCTAGGAGGTTCAGGTTCATTAACAAATGTTAACTTAGCAGGTGGTTTAAATGCTTCTGCATCATTAGAAGGAACAGGTTCAATAATTAATCCTGATTTATATGCATTAGGAAATATATTAACGGTACTGAATGGAACTGGTTCTTTGTCTTCTGATATTATTGGAAAATTAGAAGCAGTAGCAACTTTAAATGGAACTGGTTCTTTAGATGCTAGTTTAGGAGCATTAGTAGATATTTTATCTACATTAAATGGAACCGGTTCTTTATCTGGAGATATAGCAGGTGCTCTTTACACAAATGCTACTTTAAATGGAACTAGTTCATTAGTTGGGGATTTAATAGGAAATTTATATGCCGCTTCAATTATAAATGGAGTAGGTTCTTTAACTTCTGATATAGTAGGTATTTTCCCTGCTTTTGCAACAATAAATGGAACCTCAGCACTAACAGGAAGTTTAAATGCATTAGCAGATATTGTTTCTACAATAATAGGATCTGGTTCTATAACAAATGCTCTACCATTTGCAATAGGGAATATGGGTGCTTCAATTACTCCATTTACAGAATTATCTCCACAAAATTTAGCAGCAGAAGTATGGAACTCAATAGCAGCAGATTTTAATAATGCTGGAACAATGGGTAATAAAGTCAATTCAGCAGCTTCAGCAGGAGATCCTTGGACAACTTCATTACCCGGATCTTACACCTCAGGAAGTGCTGGTTATATATTAGGAAATAGATTAAATAGAACAATATCTTCTATTTGGGATGAATTGAAATCTGATCATACTATTTCAGGTAGTATGGCTGAAAGATTACAAGACATCCATGACGAATCTTTTGGAAAATGGATTTTAGATCCAACATCCCAAACGTTAACTTTATATAAAGCAGATGGAGTTACAATTCTTAAAACATTTAATTTAGGAAGCACAACAGATTCAGTTCCTGCATTTATATCTAGAACACCTCAATAATGAGTATAATAACAAGAGGATATGGGAGTAATAATCTTATAACTCAAGGTTATGGGGGTTATTTACAAGTAGTAGCAAAAGTAATTTTTGGTGGTGGTAGTTATTATGATAATTATCAAAAGTTAGATAAAAAGGAAAAAGAAAAATTTATAACTTTAACTTGTATTGTTGGAGATAAAAAAATCATACAAAAAAAGAAAAAACCAACTAAAAAACAAAAAATAACAGTAAAAAATATAGATTTAATAGTAAATGATATTTTAAAAGAAATAAATATATCTATTGATGATTTAAAAAAATATAAATAATATGAAATATTTAATAATTAGAAAGCTGTGATAATTTCACAGCTTTTTATATATTTATAAATGATGAAAAAACTACTAGAAATCCTCCAAGAATTAGTTTCTACCAATCACTACAATGAAAGGAAAACTGATAGGGTTATCAATATAGAAAATGTAATTGTTCCCAAAGAGGCATTAGGAGAGTTTACTTTAAGTGAAATTCAAAAACCACTAATTAAGACTATTCAAGATTCTATATTGATGAAATTAAAATCAATTGAATCTCAAGATATTCCCTCTTCACAAAATTATTATGTTGGATATAAATTTTACATTCCAGTAATAGAAACAAATGGAAAACAATATCCTATTAATATTAAATCTTCTGATCTTAAAGGAACATATTATTATGTATTAATTCATAAAGAAAAATTAATTACATTAGTATTAACAGATGCTGAAGATTTAAATAAAAAAATATCTAGTCATTTTGAAAGAAAAGAAATAGATATTCCTATAAAAATTATCCAATCTGCTCCTACTCCAATAAATTTAAACAAAATAATGGGAGTAGAAACCAAAGAAGAAAAAATATCTGAAAAAGATCTTCCATATAAAGTTAGAACTGATTATAGAATTAATACTCCATTTGAACATGATACTTATGGTAAAGGCACAATAGTTGCTACCTCAGCAGGAAATACTGGTAAATCAGATCAAAGAGGAATGTTAGATTGGATAGAAGTAGATTTTGGTAAACCATTTCTATCAGGAGGAAAACTTCAAAAAACAAGAAAAATCCCCAACATATATGCCAAAACATATTTCGGAGTAGAAGCTCTAACAGAAGAAAATAAATCAATAAATCCTAAATATTTTCAACAAATATTAGATAAAAGTAATGGTATTTCTATTTCAAATAGAAAATATTTTCAATCTATAATAGATTCTGTTATTAAACAAAATAATCTAGCTACTCCTAGACAATATGATTTATTACAAAGATTAAAAAAAGGAGATTTTAAATATCATCCTAAAAATTAGGATTCCAAAATCTATAATCATATATTAAAATAAAAGTTATGACAAGAATCAATGTTGCAATTCCCCCTGCTGAACTTAATACAAGACATTTAATAGCAGAACATCGTGAAATTAAACGTATTCCAAATTGTATATCTCGTGGTAGATATAATTTAAAAAACGTTCCAAAAGAATTTACTTTGGGAAAAGGTCATGTATCATTTTTCTATAATAAACTAGAATATTTAAGAAAAAGATATGAGGATTTATATAAAGAGTGTAAATCTAGAAATTTTAATGTATCTTACTATGGAAATGCTTGGGACGATATTCCTAAACATTTAATGAATGATTACATTCCTACAAAAAGGGATGAAGAAATTATTAGACAACGAATTAAAGAGAAATTAGATGCAAAAAAGTAAATCTGAATTACTTAGTTATTATCATATGCCTGAACATTTAAATGATGAAGAAATAAAAAGATTATATTATTATGTATTTGGAGTTAAAGCTCATTCTGATTATAATATGAATCATAAATATTTGGTTCATAGTTTTAGACATCCTGAAATATATAAAACAAGATTTAACAAATAATGGAAAATAAAGAAGAAGCAAAAATAAAACTAATAGAAGTATTATTAGAGCAAGTAGACCAATTATCTATAATGTCAAAAATTGAATTAGGAGATGATGTAATTGAAGAAATTAAAAGACTAAAAAATATTATAAATGAATAAAAAAATTGTAATTGTAGGTGCTGGTGTAGCCGGCATTAATGCTGCAACTAAATTAGTAGATAATGGTTATCCTGGAGAATTAATTACAATAATTGATAAAGGAAAAGACCCACACAACCGCTTACCTGAAGAGGTAATGGAAGGTATGTTAGGAGCAGGTGGATGGAGTGATGGTAAACTTACATATCATACAGAAATCGGAGGTCAACTTAAAAAATATTGTGGTGAAGAAAAAGCAATGGAATTAATGGATCAAGTAATATCTAATTTTAAACGTTTCCATCCCAAACCAGAAGAAATATTCTTATCTAACCCAGTAGAAGAACCTGAATTTATTAAACCCTATTTTGGATTAAGATTATTTCCAGTATGGCATATTGGTTCAAATTATCTTCATGAAATTGCTAAATCATGGTATCAATATTTAGTTGATAAAGGAGTGAAATTTATGTGGGAGACTGAGGTGAAGGATATTGATTTTGAGAATGGAGAAGTAATATTAAAAGATTAATATTTATATTAAAATATAATCATGTACTACTGGAATGAAACACTCTGAAGAATCTAAGCAGAAAATGAGTGAATATTGGAAACAATATTACAATGAAAATCCTAGCCCTAAAAAAGGTATTAAGATGAGTAAGGAAAGTAGTGAAAAAAAGAGTAAATCGATGATGGGTAAAAAAGTTAAATTAGGTGTAAAAGAATCTGATGAAACTAGAAAAAAGAAAAGCATTGGAATAAAAAACAGAGATCCTAAATGGATAGAAAAAAGAAATAAATCTATGGGTGATAAACTTAAAGATTTAAACATTTATACTTTTCAACATTTAGAAACTAAAGAAATTTTTAAAGGTACTAGAAAAGAATTTGAAAATAAATTTAATTTAAATGGTGGAAGACTTAGTCAATTAATTAATAATAAAGTTTTAAAATATAAAAATTGGATAAAAATATGAGAAAAATAAAATTTGACACTTGTATAGTAGGTACAGGTAAAGCTGGAATAGACTTTTCAGCCAAATTAGCTCAGAAATATGATTTACCTACCGAGCAAAAGTCGGTCCAAATAGGCTGTAGATTTGAAAGCCCACAAAAATATTTCCAAAAATTAATTGACATCAGTTATGATTTCAAATTATATCAAAAACCAAATGATAAAATATCATTAAGATCATTCTGTACTAATAATAATGCTGCTTATGTTGCTGTAGAAGAAACATATGGTGATATTAGTTATAATGGTCATGCTAAAAAAGGAGAAGAATTTAAAAATGGTATGACTAATTTTGGTATATTAATGGAAATTAAAGGTATTGAAAATCCCTTTGAATGGAGTAGAGAAGTAGTAAGAAAGTTAAATTACAAAGATGAAAAAATACATGGAGGTATTTATTATTCACCTAACACTTTTAGACAAGTATCAAAAACATCAGAAGGAAATTATGTAGCAGCTTTACAACTAAATGATTTAAATATATTTAAAAAAGCATTTGGTGAATATGCAGACTATATTCTTAACTTTATTAACCAAATGAACGAAGTATTCCAATTCGGTGATGATTGGGGGATGTATATTCCTGAAGTAAAATATGCCTCACCAGAGCCTTTAACAAATCATTCTAATTTATCTCTATCAGAATATCCAAATGTTCATTTTGCTGGAGATGCTCTATCAGCTAGAGGTATAACTGTAGCAGGTAGTCAAGGTATTTATATTGCTGAAAGTATTTTGAGAAAAAATTAGGGTAAATATTTAATTTCTGGGATTTGGATATATTTATAATAAAACATGACTAGAATTTATATTTTAGAAAGAAATAAAGTACCTTTTTATGTTGGAAAAACTAAAGGAAACTGGAGAGAAAATAGACATAAACAAAAATTTGGAGAATATATTGATTTTATTGAAATAGATATTGTTGAAGATAGTGAATGGTTATTTTGGGAAAAATATTATATATCACTTTATAAAAGTTGGGGATTTAAACTAGAAAACAAAAATAATGGTGGTGGGGGTCCTTCAAATTATACTGAAGAACAAAAAGATAAAATGAGAAAACCCCATAAAGAAGGAACAGGAGAAAAAATTAGTAAAATGTTAACGGGAAGAAAACGTGGACCTCAATCTGAAGAAACTAAACAAAAAATAAAATTAATTAGAACAGGTAAATCTCAACCAAATATTAGTAAAGCTAATAAAGGTAGGAATATAACATGGGCTGACAAAATAGGAGATGCTCATAGAGGAAAACCTAAAAATCATATAGGACACCATAAACCTATACTCCAATATGACCTTCAAGATAACCTACTTAGCAAATATCAATCAGCACAAGAAGCAGGTAGATGCTTAAACAAATCAGGTAATCAAATAGCAGATTGTGCTGCAGGTAGACAAAAAACAGCATATGGGTTTAAATGGAAATATATATAATCTTTACCTTAATAATATTTATATCTATGGAAGACAACGAATACCCAGATTTTATTGAAAATTTTTAATTTTGTTAAATTTCATAATATTTATAATAGAATTTTAACTTAAAAAATATGAAATTATCACAAATAATCCGAGAAATGGTTAATCAAGAACTTGATGAATTAGCTCGTATTTCAACAAATATTAAAGTAGGCGATGCTGAAAAAGCAGAAGCTGCAAAAGAATTATACGCAGGCACATGGATTGCTGATATGATTGATTACGTATTAAAAGCAGATTCTGGTGGTATTCCACAACCTGAATTAGCTAGAATGTTAGGTAAATCTGGTCAACAAGCAATCAACCCAAAAGTTAGAGATTTCTTAGAAGCTAATATATTCTCCAAAGGTGAATTATCAGTACCTAAAAAAGAAAAAGAAGAAACAAGCGGTGTTAAAGGTCGCCCTACATCAGAAAAAACAATCTTAGCAAAAACAGTTAATAGTAAATTAGAAGCTGATGCTAATTATGAACCAACAGAAGATGAATTAGCTATGTTAGGTCCTGAATTTATTGAAAAATTAAGACTTAGAGTTAAAGGATTATTAAAACGTGGTCGTAAAGCTGGTCCATCAAAATCAACAGATGGTATGAAATCAATTGAAACAACAACAATAGATTCAACAGATGAAGATGGTGATGGAGATGTAGATGATGAAGATTTAGATAAAAAAGTAGCAGAAACTGTTCAAATTAATGAATCATTTAAAAGAATGAAATCATTAGCTGGTCTATAATTATAAAAAATTTCTTAAATGAAAGCTTGACATAGTCAGGCTTTCTTTATATCTTACATACAAATAAAAATTGATAATATGAAAATAGGTTTTTGTGGTACTATGAGTGTTGGAAAAACAACCCTAGTAAACTCATTAAAAGAACTTCCCGAATTTGATCACTTTTACATTATTGGGAGTACGAGCCATTTCATTTACATTATCTTCTTCTAATGAAGATGGGGATTTAGCTACTTCTGATTTTTTCTTTTGTAAAGCTACTATTTCTTTATCTATAGCTA